TCCGATCGGTGATCGATCTGCGCCTGCGATTCAAACTGCAAAGCTTGGGTGCCCACCGCCGTGCGCAGTTCCAAGAACCGCTGATTCATGAACCGCCGCGCTGTCTCATTGGGGGCGGATTCAAGAACTTCGGACGAGCGCTTGTCGAAGTCGCTCAGGACGCCGGGGGTAAAATCAGGGGCACCCGGCCCTGCCTGCTGCTGGCGACGGGTCATTTCCTCCGTCCACTCGAGCCTTGCCGCCGACAGATGCTCGGCTGACCACGCCCGCGCCCGCTCTTCCTCACGCTCTTCCAAGGCACCTACCTGCCCGGACAGGTCCCTGAAAGTGGAACCCCATGGGTCGGTGCGACGGATCGGCACGACTTGAGGCGTGACGCCACCGCCCACCGGGGCTTGTGTTCTTTGCGAGTAGTCGACGATCTTGGCCATTATGAAAGCACCGGGTAGGAACCTTGCAGGCTGTACTGCATGGGCGCGGGGCCGCTGGTCTTCCTGTTGTTCAGCGAGAACTTCATTTTGTCCGACCCGGCCAACAGCGTCCCGGCCATGTTGATCCGGCCCGCCATCTGTTCCGCATTGGACAGGCTCACGACGCCACGGGCGGCAAGATCGTATTGATTCGCCTGCTCCAGCAGCCCGTGGTTCTCCAGTTCGCCCTGATACCGGATATTCAGGGCGTCCAATTCCGCGAAGATTTGCGACTGGCGCTCGACATCGGCATTCGACCCATCGAACCCGGTGCCGGATTGAGCGATCGCCGCTCGCCGCTTCCCGGCAAGGATACGGGCATCCCGGCGCTGCTGCTCTTCACGCTGGCCAAACCCCTGACGCGAAATCTCGGCTTTCCTACGCAGGGACGCCGCGCTGAACCGAGCGGACTCTATTTCCGCCTGACGCGCGACCTTGTCGGCCTTATTGCTTTGGGCCATGGACATCAGGTTCAGGGCCAATCCCGCTGCGGATAAGAAGCTCATTATCGGCTGTCCTGTACAGTAAACTGCGGCATGAGGGCCACGACCGTGCACGGGCCGGGGGTGTCTTGCACAATGGTGATAAGGGCTTGCCCGTCATAACCCCTCGGCCAGTCCACCACCTTGTCCCCGGTAAATAGCGGCAGAGCCTGATCCATCAACGTCCCGCCGCTGCGTAGTTCGACACGATCAAGCTTTTCATCTTCATCCCTACCGTACCGGGCACCCGCCGTGTCGTGGAATCGAATGATGCATCGGGATATACGCCCGGTCTTACCCTGCGCGGTGCCGTCCGCCGCCGCCGCTTCAAGAGGCATGGGCTGGAGAACGGCAGGGCACGAAAGCCCGCCCTGCACCTTGCTGCCAGGGATGCTGAGGGTGACTTCCCCGCCCACCACCGTCTGGGCCGGGTGCGCGGAGCCATTGACCCATAGGTCAATTTCTTCCCCTTCCAGATGATCAAACCCGCTGATGGTGGTAACGGTCATCTTCCAGCCGTTCGCGGCAATCGCCGTGAGGCTCGGCCATGCCACCAAGATCGTGCAGGTGACGTTATTGGCGTCGACATACGCCGTGATTTCGGCCACCGCCGTCTGCCACGTGATCTTGCCGGTGACGCTGACGGTGCTGTACCGGTAGTGAATGCGCCGCCCCACGTCCCCAGACACGAAAGCGCCGGTGGCCGCAAAGTTCACGCCGGTAGTTCCGACAACCGTGGCCCCCGCACCCGGGGTCAGGATCGCGTTGATCGTATTGTCGAGCGTCAGGCTGGAATCCAGATGGTACGCATCCTCGGGGTCATCGCCCGCGTCCCGGAAAGGCCGCATCCATTCGACGTACCGCACCGATGCGCCGTCAATCCAACGGCGAATGATCATCCACACTTCATCATAACCGCCGTCCGGGGCAGGGATGGTGGTGAATGATTCCACGGCGGCGAATTGCGACCCGTTGGCATCGGCAACCCCGCCGAACCGGTGCGGGTGCCAGCCGCGAATTTCTTGCTCCCGGTTCAGGGACATGGCGATTGGCTGGAAGTCTTGCCCCCGGATGCCCCATACCACGGAATCCGGCTCCGCCTGATACGCAAGGTCGATGATCCCACCCGCCGCGATATGCTCGGCAAGGATCGTGGTGTCGGTAGCGACGAAGCCCTCTTTCTCCCACGAGAATAGCATATCCCTGACCTTGCGGCCCGACTTCTGAACGAACACGATGCCATCGCCCACGCGTACCGGGTTCACGTGGCGCGACCCGTACTCATGCTGCTTGCGAGCCTTGATGTTACCCGGCCCGAGGGCTTCCGCCGTGGTAATTTCTGACAGTGCGTGTTCATCACCCGCCGTACCGACCAGCAGGGCCACGTCGAAGGGGGCAATCCACTCAATACGGTTTGCCCGATCCGAAGTCATGTCGGAAGTGATGGCCGCGTCCTGAGTGACGATGCCGCCGTCATCCTTGCTCTTGAAATTTTCAAAGTCCCCGGCTACGGACTGCCACACATTTCGGCCGCGCGAGAAGCACAGGCGCTCCCGGAAGAAAGTGACGCTGGTGGGCCAGCCTTCCACGTCTGACCACGCCGCGTGTGCCCACCGGGTGGAAGCATTACCCGACCCCACTGCACCATCCGGGATCCGGGAGAGAACGGTCGCAGTTGCAGTCGTGCCACCCCCGCCAATGGCTGTGATCCGCACCCAACCATATCCCGGGTCGTCAAACCGCCATTGAACCCCGGTGTTGCCATCAAGAACCGCACCCCGGGGATGAACGGGACGGATCGTGCCAGTGGTGGCTGAATTTAAAGCCGTGTAATTCTTCCCATCCGACAGCCGCACGGCGTTGGCCGTTATTGCTTTGGCCGGTTCCCATTGCGCGATTGCGTTGACGTTCTTTTGCTCCAGATAGAACAGCGACCCAATGTGCCCGGCCAGAAAGATCGCGCTGGAAGCTGTCAGAGTAACGGTGCCGGTGTTTGCATCCGAGTACACCGTGATGGTTTCATCGTTGTCAATTTTCTTGAACGGCCCGCCCTCAGGTACCATTTCCGCAAGAGTGAACGCATCCGCCGCCGTGCGCGACAGCTTCTGCGGGGGATGGTCACCGTGAACGATGTAAGCCACGTCCCCCGATTGCACCGAGCGCAGGTTGAACGTTCCGTCTGCCGCCGTCAGGTCAGCTGCCGAATAAGGCGTGGCCACTTCAAGGGGATCGGGCGGGGAACCGGGATCCACCACATACCCGTGGTTGGCGTAGAACCGGACGTATTCGTCCCCGAACTCCAGTACATACGCCTGTTCGATGTTGAACTCAAACTTCATGAGCCAGCATCGATCCGCGCTGTCTTTCACTTCGGTTACATGGACGGTGGGCGGGCGGCGACGGGCCGGGCCTTGCAGGGCGGGCACAAAATTCCGCATCTTGCGGCAGGCCGATGGCCAATACTTGATGTCAACACGCCCCATCATCAGGGGTGAGAACTCCCCCGAAGAGAATGAAGTGATGATGGGCGAGGCTTTAGCCACTAGCGCCTCGACATTAACCACTCGTCATCAGGCAGCTTCCGGGGCGGAAGCTCGATGGCGTTGGCGCGGATCGCCAGCGTTATTTCCTTGGACAACTCGCGCTCGGCTCGTGCCCGCTTCGTTTCGGACTGAGTGAGCGCCTCGCACACGTCCATAGCCAATTGCGCCGCGAACCCCTTGGTGAAGTTGGCCTGGAATTGCGTGGTGTCCGTGACGCGCTTGATGTAGATCACCGGCAAGGGGGCCGCAAGATTGGTGAGAATGGTGCGACCCTCGATCGTGAATTCCTCGACGGGGGAACCCCGGTAGTCGGTCAAGTCCATCCCGACATAGTGTTCCCCGACCATCACCAGCCGCAAGCAATCCGAGGGGATCTGGAATTCGTAATCGAACCCGTTCGCGGGGGTGCTGGTCAAAGCGGACAGATTGGAACGGGTCTTGGCAAAAGACCAGTCATACCCCGCGAGCAGCGCGTCCCGCGAGATATTGAACATCGCCTTGATTTCCCGTGCTGGCTTGATGTCATCATCCAGAGAAATGATGCGATCGGAGCCGAGCAGGGTCAGGGCGACATTCGCGATTTCCGCTTGTGAGGCCACGGACTACCCCCTTATGCCGGTGGCCAGTTGCCCTTGGTGATATGGGCTTTGAACTTGTCCAAGGCCAGCAGCACGTCTTCCTTGGTCAGGTCTTCGGCCAGATCCACCGTCAATTCGATGTTGTCGGTGGCGACTGCCGAGCCGACATCTTCGACGACTTGGAATTCGGTTTCGCCCCGGGAAATGCCATACAATCTGGTAGCCATCACGGTTCTCCTAAAAGTTCGCGAGTGTTGCCCGACATGGAGAACACCTTCCCCTTGAACTCGGAGAGGGCGTCCTGCCAAAACCTGAGGGCGGACTCCTTGAAGTCCACCAGTTGCTTGTGAAACGGGGCTTCGAAGAAATGGCCGGTGCCGTCGATGGGGACGCCGCACAGGATGATTTGCTCGTAGCCGAGGGCAAGGCCGACACGGGCACCAAACATCGAACTGGTGCCGACATTCGAAATCGGCCACACGTGTGACACCAACGGGTACTGGTCAACGCTGTGCGTCATGATACCGCTTAACGTCGCCCGATGCTCCACCCTGTGATTATCCTTACCGTGCATGATGTAGCCCTTGCCGTTGTTGCGCAGCGGTACCAACCACTGGAAAAGCTCGCCATGGACGCTGACCCAATGCTCAAACTCGTACGGCATGTGCAGACCGGCCTGATTGATACACATTAAGTCCGCGCCATCCACTCCACCTGCTTTTTTCAGGTCGTCCCACAGGCAGCGTGCCGCGCCGCACAGAATGAGGCGACCTGAAAAAAGGCCCGCGACCCTTGGAACGGGGACGCGGGCCTGCTTCTCGGCGGAAGCCGTCACGAGCTTAGTGACCGCCGACCGTCTTCACGGTGAGACAGGCGGTGGCGATTGCTTGGGCGGCAACTGCCAAGGTCCCCACGATGTCGATGTCGCAATGCGGGTCTTCCGACAGCCCGAGCGCCTGCCACAGCGGCTGGCACATTTTCGCGTGGGTATTGAACGCCGACTCATTGGTGACGTCGATGTTCTTGCCCGCGTTGGCGATGTCCACCGAATCCGCGAAAAAGTCCGCGTCGATCACTATGCCCGAGAGCTTGGTGGGGGCGTAGTACGCGCCAATGTGCACCGTGCAGCTTGTGCCGAAAGCGCCGTGATCGAGGCGAATGCTTTCGATCATGTCGTTCGACCGGACGCGGCAGAATCGCATCGTGGAAGTGGCTTCCGCCGCCGCCGTCACCGTGGTGCACATTCCACGGTGCACGCGGGAGCGCCCGCCCGCCACGTACGCCGGGTTCAGGACTGCCGGTACCGCGTCGGCATTGGTGAGCGCGCCGGACTTGACGTTATCCACCACTGAGAGGCGCAGGAAACTGAGCGCCGGGACCAACAGAGAGAGTAGCATCTTCATCGTATTGCTCCTTGCAAGTGGGTCAGTCGATTAGCCGCTGGCCCTTCGGCTACACCCGAAAGGCCCCTCTCACGAGGGGCCTTAAAGCTGCAGCCCGGATTACGCGCAGTCGATCCGGACGATTTTCTTCGCTTCCTTGCGCGTCGCGCCGTAGGTGCCGAAGGCGTACACCTGCCACGGCAGACCGGCGAGATCTTTCCGCTGGCTGACATCGGCAGACGTTTCGTTCCAGACCCCGAGGCACATGCCGGACTTCGCGTACACGGGGACTTCATCGTACGTCCCGTCGTTGCCGACGAGTTCCGTGTGCTTGAAGTTGATGCCGAGGAAGCGGGTGACTTTGCCCTCCTGCATCACCGGGCGCTCGTTGAAGTCCAAGCTGATGACCTGGATTTC